ACGTTTGATTTTATTACTTGTTGTTGTGTAAATTCCTTGTATGCTGCATATATACCTGCTCCCATTGTAAACAAGTTCGTCGATAATGCAATATTCCCTGCTGTTTCCCAAAATCCCGGTTTTAACATTTCTTTCATTTTTTCTTCTGCTTCATCAAATTTATTTGTTTCGATCTCGATTTCTAACTTAATAGCTTCACTAGTTAAAATATTGCCTTGGCTTTTTAATCTTGCCAATTCTACGGCACTGCTTTGTGCAGCAGTCTTTAAGTTTTTTAATCCAACTGCAAATGAATTAGCTCCTAATCTTGTATCAGGGAATTGTTTATTTAATTCTTTTTGTGCTTTTGCAAATTCACGTTCTTGATCTGCTGTCCTTACTGCAACTTTTCCCAAATTTTCATATTTCTTTATTAAATTTTGTGTATTTTCGATTTGTTTTTGTTTTTCTTGGTTATTCTTTTGCATCTCCTTATTAGCTTTCAAATTCTCCATATTTATTTTTTTTTGTTCAGCTGCTGTTTTATATAATGTTTTATATAAAATTACTGATGCTGTAACTGCGGCAGTAATACCTAATGCTATCCATCCAATCGGCCCCTTTGATGCTTTCATTACTATATTCATTATTTTTTGTGCCGCGGTCGTTTCCATAATACTAGTTCTTAATTTACTTAATCCAGGAAGTGTTTTGTCTTTTATATTGCTTGTAAAACTTCCTAATCCTTTATCTTTGTCTGTTAAACTTTGGAATATAGAGACTGCTCCTGATATTCCTGTTATTGTAGGAGTTAAACTTTCTAATATTTTTACGCCTGCCATTCCTGCCTCTCCTAACGGTCCGGTAATATCAACTAAATTTACAAATAAAGTATCTATTTTAGATTTCAATAACTCGGCTCTTTTTTCTATTGTTCCACTCATTGTTTCAAATGCGTCCTCTGTTGCTCCACTACTATCACTAACACCGTCTAACATTTCTTCTAAGTTACTTATATCTTTTGTTAATGTGTTAAACGCTGCACTTGCTTGTATAGATCCAAATGCCTGTGTTGCACTTAATCCTGCTGTTTCAAATGCTCGTTTCATATCTGCTAGTGCTCCTATTAAATTTCCGCCTCTTACTTTTGCTCCCAAATCTTCAACAGTTATTCCTATTCCATTAAGTGCGTTTGCTATTTCTGCGCTTGGTTTTTGCATCTCAACAAATAATTGATTAAGTTTTGTTGTTGCTTGTGTTGTAGGGATACCGTTGGCTGTCATTAATGCAAGTGCTGCACCTATGTTTTCCAAATTTACACCAAAACTTGCGGCGGTCGGTACTACGTATGATAAACTGCTTGATAATTCTGCAATTGAAGTTTTACCAAAGTTTACAGTTTGAAATAATATATCGCTAAATTCTTTTGATTTAGATGCTTCAACACCGTATGCGTTTACAAGGGATGATAATATATTTACTGTATTTAGAACGTCTTCACCACCACCAATAGCTAATTTTGCAGAGCTGTCAATAAATGCCTCTATATCTTTTTGTGTTGCTTTGATGCCTGCACTTAATGCCTCATAAGTAGCTACTTGTAAAGCTTCGGCTGTAATAGGTATTTTTTTACTCATTGCTAGACTTAAATCCCTAAATGCTTCTGCGTTATTTTTTGCTTCACCTCCTAAGGTCTTTATTTTTGCAGTTGCAGTATCTAAACCAATAAATGGCTCGGTCATTGCTTTAAGAGAAGTCGTTAAACTTTGAATGCCTTGGGTTACGAAACCAATATTAGAAAAAGCGCTTGTTAAATTAGAAAACTTTGTATTTAAATCCATTTTTGACACACTTTTTTGTAAGTCGTTTATTTCTTTTTCTGTCTCATTAATTGAACTTGCCATTTTCTTATATGCATCGCTTCCTTCTTTACCTGTTGCTTTCATTAATGTTGCGCTTTTCTTTTGTGCATCTATTAAATTATTTAATGTTTTTAATGAAATATCATATTCTTTTGCAATTTTTTCTGCCTCTTCACCTGCTTTTAAGTCTCCTAATACATTAATTATTTTATCTAAATCTTTTATTAAGTTATTAAAATCATCTTCTGGCATCAAACTCTGTAATTGTTTAAGATTAGTAAACTCAATTTCTTTTAATTGATTTAATCCACTTAAACTTTGATCTATTCCTTTTATCAAATCGTTTGTATCTATTTCTAATTTAAGAGTATTTAAATAATTTTCTAGGTTCTTTATTTCGTCTATATCTACATTAATGCCAACATTAAGATCTTTGAACTCTTTAAGTTTACTATATGTAGAAATTAATTGCTGTTCAAGTTTAGCATATTCCACTGTACCCGCTTGACTATTTAATGCTAATTTCTTTAATGCGTTTTCTTGTTCCTTTTGTAAATCTTTTAATGTTTGATATAGACTTGTAAAACTGTTAGCATTTTGTTTTACATCATAATCAAGTCTTATTTTTGGGTTAAGTTTTTCTAATTCCTTATTAACTTGATTAGCATAGTTATAGACATCTTTAAGATCTCCCTTTGCTTTTAGTAATACATCTAAATATATTGAGTAATTCATTTTTTCAGCTTCCTATTTATATTATTTTTATATTTTTTCTTTATTTTAAGTTATTATAATTATTTTATTATGTACTTTTGTATATGTATAACATTAATTCATTTTTTGTATTATGGAATTAAATGATCAATTAGATAATTTTATAAAGTATATTCATACTCAAATAGATACTTATCCACAAAATATTTCTCAACAACGTATTAAAGCAATAGAAGAACTTATTCTTTCAGAGATAGACAAAAATTTACTTTCATACGGTCGTTGGGATGGCGTTGGTACAGGTCTTTTTAGTTATGGCAACCAACGTTGGTCGCCTTTATCAATAAACACAGTTAAAAGTTATATAAGTAAGGGTTATAAAAACTTTTTACCAACTTTAAGACGTACTGGTCATTTAATACGTCAAACGTCTGCTCAACATCGTGGCAATTTAAGGTTCGAAATTGGTTCAAATGCTCCTTATGCTCGAGATTTACAAGAAGGTACTTATAAAATGCCTCCGCGTCCGTTCATTGTTTTAAGTCCTGAAGCTATTACTAAAATAAATAATATTATTTTTGAAGGTTTATTAAAAGAACGGTTAATTACGTAACTTAATATAATACACATTTCCGCGTTGTATTATATCGAACGCATAAAATTCGCTATTAGCATCTAATAAGACTGTTCTATTACTTACATTTTTTGGTAAGTATTTAGTACCACGTTTTAAATAAAATTCGAAAAAGATTTTTATATACTCTTCTTGATTATACAAGTCTTCCGTTTTATATGTAGTAAATACTATTTTACTATAAGCATACTTTTTATCGTATGATAATTCTAAATATGCTGGAAATTTTATTGACTTAAAATTATTAAGTAAATTTTTTATGTATGTAGGAAGTTTTGTATCATTTATATAACTTTCACCATAATATAAAACTGTATTTTCTAATAATTGATTAACCACACTCCCTTTGAAATACTTTTGTATATCTTTATGTTGTTTTTCTATATCTTTTATATTTACTGTTGTTGGTAGTTTATCTTTTCTTAAATATCTATTTATGTTTTTTATATTGTCTTCCTTTGTTTCCTCTTTTATTTTATTAGGTACTTTTTCTACTTCATTTTTGAAATTTTGTGTAGTTTTATCATTCAATTTATTATAATCGTATTTGTCAAATCCTAAATCTCTTTCTATTACATTTTTTTCAATAATTTTTTTTAAATTAATATCATATTTAGCAAGTTCAGGAATATAATTTGATGCTATTTGTATCGGATGGCTTTGTTTTTCGTTTTTAATAATATATTTGCTACCGTCTTCAACTCTTAAATTTAGTCTTTGAATATCATTTGAGTTTAATGGTACTACCCAACAATCGCAATTAAAAGCGGAAGGTGGATAAATAGTATTCCAAATAGGGTCATCATACGGATATACTCTATTAGCATAAATAGCGTGTTCATCTCGTTTAGTAACTCTATCAACTTGCATATATTGCCAATATACATTTCCAGTTATTTCGGCTGTTTCTTGCATACTATCATAACGGCCATTAGAATAACTTACATTCGCATTTGTTTTATAAATTGTAGTTAATCTATGTGGTGGCAATTCTCCTTTCCCATCAGCTGTTAACCATCCACTTTTTTGCATCTCTTTTGTTAAGTTTGCTTTAAATTCTTGTAGTGCAGTCCCGTCTTTTTTGCTTTTAATTAAATGGTTCAATATAGTTTGTAATAGGTCAGCGTTTGTAACATTTGCAACTGTAAAGATTTTTTTATATTCTGCACTTGTTAAAGTATCCCAATTTCCTATTATTTTTATATTTTTCTTTTTATCATTAAGATATTTTATTGCTTGTTCCGGTGGCAATTTGTAAATATCATTAAAAATATCTTTTGTGTTTTTTCGTCTGCTCTTTTGAAATAAGAATTTAGCAAACTCTTTTAATTTATTATCTTTTTTCATTTTTATATACTCGTTCTGCCTATTAATTCACTGTAAATAATACATTTACTTATTATATTTTCTAGTTGTTTTGTATCCATCTTTTCATATTTAGATAATATAAAATTATAAAGTTCTTCGTAATCGTCTGTATCGAAGTTTAATATATCATTATATATTTCTTTATAGTTATTATTTATTGCTTTTTCTAATTCTTTTATCCCTGCACTTAAAAAATTATCTGTTGGATATGTTGCAGGTTCTTTATTAGGGTCTGCTGTTTTTTTTGTAATATCTTTTGTAATATCTATATCTTTTATTAATTCTTTATTAGTATCATTATTATTTTCTGCAAATGGATTAAAATAATCTTGTTCTACTATATCGAACGCATCTTCTGCAATATCATATTTATTTGAAATATATTTTTTATTGAAACGTACTCCTAATTGATAGAGTTTTATATCTTGGTTAATACTTTCCTCTGTTATTTCATTTTCTGTATAGAATTCAAAATATGGTAATCTATTCATTTCATCCGGATAGTTGTATAATGTTATATATTTAATCAATTGATCGAAAGCTGTAGAAATTATTTTGCAATCATTTTCTATTACGTCTTTTCTTACTTCAAAATGAGTTTTAGACATCGCAAAACTTCCTACTGTATTATTATTTTCTGTTGTTCCTGTTTGAGATAGTATTGCCTTACTTATTTCATTATTCAAAAAGTTATTAAAGCTCTCAAATAATGCCGGAGTTACATTAATATTACTATTTGTTGTTACGTCCATCCCTTCACCATTACATAATATAATATTATATAATTCTCGTACTTGGTTCATATTACTTATTAATTGTGTAGCTTCTGTATTTTCTACTGTATCATTAAGTTTTACAACAGTTAAATCGTTTGCGTGTCGTTCTGTTGCTTTTGCCCAAAACTTTATAGTATTTTTCTTAAAGAAATTCGGCCACCAGCATAAAGATAGTATTGCAACACCGTAAGGGTTATCATAGCTTGCTTCGTGTTGTAATAGTAAAAACTTATTTTCATTAATTTTTTCTTTTTCGCCTTTATCTTTTTTGAAATAACAAATACCTTGTTCATCAAAATTAAACCAATCATTTGGTCTATTTTTAATATCAACGGGTATTATACGATTACCTTTTATTTGCCATAGTATTTCAAAAACACTATAACCATATAAAACTACATCAATCATTTGTGGAATGAGTTTATCTATTTTTAAATTAGCAAATACAGTATCTAAAAAAGTAATATACTCTTTGTTACTGCTTGTTTGATATTCATTATAAACGATCTTCCATAATAACGAAGCTACTCCACTTTTACGGCTTTGTATTACTGCTCTTGTATGAGCATCATTTAATAATTCTTTATAAGCATTAGTTTGATCTAATCCTAATTTATTTAATATTAAGTCAGGGTTATACATATCATATTTAGATACTGGTTGCCCTGTTCTTGCATAATAGGAAGCTACTACTCCTAATATATCATTGTATTTATTCATATTCATATCTTTATTTATTAGTTAATTAAAATCTATCTAAAATATTATATTCTTTTTTTATGTTACTAATATCATCAATAATATAGTTGCTTAAATTTTTATTTTTATAAAATTTATTTTTAAGGTATTGCAGTCCTAGTGTAAACGCATCGACTTGGTCATCGTGTTTTCCATTAGGGAAGTCTGATAATTCACTTAAAAAATCACCTACCCAAGGAGCATTTTGTTTAATATATACATTTCGTTCTTCTAAAAACGGAGTAACTATATATGCACGTGTAGTTTTATCCATTGCTTCTAATTCTTCTATTCTCTTATTGAATATCCTTTTTAATTCTTGTATTAAAGATTTCCCTGATGCTTTGCCTTCAATACATACTTTATTTGGTTGCCATTTTTCTATTAACAAACGGCCTTGTTTTTTAAGTTCAGGGAATTCAATTTGGCCTCTATATACATCTAATAGATATATTTTATTTCCTATTTTTCCAAGTGTACAACACGCACTATAAGAGTTATGTTCTTTTGTTTCATAAGCTGTATCCCATACTTGTATAATATATTCAGGTTTTATAATCTCATTTTCGTTGTACCAATTCCAATACTCATTTTTAAATATTTGTGCCTCTTCATTAATTGGGTTTTGTTGATACAAAGCATTAAACCAAAAATTTCCCATTACTTTTTTTCTTATTAATATATCTTCTAGTGGAAAACGTTCAGGGCATAAAACTTCGCCTTCTTTTCTTCCTAATATATCATTAGTGCCTGCTATTGCAGGTAAATTAATTGTTTTAATCCCGCCAAATAGATTTCTATTTTCAATAATTCGGCCTGTTAAGTCGTCTTTATGCCATCGTGTAGATAATAAAATTAATTTTGCATTCTTTTCTAATCTTGTATATAATGTTGAAATAAACCATTGCCAAGTTTTGTCTCTACGATTTCGGCTCATAGCTTCAGCGTCTGATTTTACTGGATCATCAATTAAGATTAAATCACCTCCCTTTCCTGTTAGCGCTCCATCAACACCTGTTCCTATTACCCCACCTCCATATTGTGTATAAAATTCGTGTTGGGTATGTTTTGTTAATGAAACACCTCTTAATCTACCATAGTGTAGCATTAAATCTCTTATTCGTAAAGTAAATGTTTCTGTTAATCGCATCCCGTATGTAGTTAATATTATTTTTATTGTTGGGATATTCATAAGTAACCAAAATATTAACCAATGACTTATATACTCACTTTTCCCGTGTCTTGGTGGGATGCTTATTTGTAATATCTGTAACTTACTATTAAATATAAAGTTTAATATCTCTTTTTCTATATGTTGTATATATTTATATGGCTTATATCTAAATTTTGTTAAATGACAAGCATAACCTAAGGGAGTATTTAATTCTATTTTACTTATATTATTAGTAGTTATGTTTGTATTGCTGTTAATTATCCTTATCATTATTATTTATCTTTTCTAAATTGTTTATATATTTATTTTGTAACTCTAAGGCATTATGTATATTATCAATGTCTATTGTTTGAGTTAAAGTTAATACGTCATTTATTGCTGTGTAATCATTTAGATACAGTCCATATAATTTATTTAATTCAGTAATGGCATTTAATTTTGTAGTCATTTCGTTTTTATTTTCATTATTAGAATTTGCTATAATAAATTTTATTCTACTTTCAGCTTCGGCCATTAATTCCTCTTTACTTCGTTTTTGGAAATTATTTAATATAGTTTTATTAGCAAGTTCTAATAAGTATTCAAATTCTTTTTCAATTTTTGCGTTTTTACGTTTTGGTAAAAACACGGCTCTATATTGTGTTTCGTATTCTTCACACACTAAGGGATATAAGAAACCTACATTATAGACTATATTTTTTATTCTAGTAGGATTAAAACATTTATTTAAATAAAAAATTAGTACATCTACTTTTTCAACATCATTAGTTATATATTTTGTTGTAGCTCCTTTTGCTTTTCTTTGCTTTTTAGCTTTTTCTATATCAAACATTATATCATCATCTATATTATTCATATTATTTACCTTATTTATAAACTTTTTTTCATAGTATAAAATAAAAATCTATATTTTTTATTCTAAAATACAAATGTTTTTATGAAACTATAACTTTTTTAGTTAAAAAACTTGTTTTTTAAAAAAACTGTGTTGTATATTGTTTTAGAAAACTTATATGAGGAAATTATGATTTTATTAAAGAATATTGAAATTTTCAAAGCAGGTAGGTTTGTAGATAGTAACGGGATTGAGGCTACATTTACTATTGATGATTTGAAAAAAATTGCAGACAAATATAATAATGCAATAAAAGAAAATAAAAATTTAGATGCCCCTGTTATATTAGGACATAAATTTGATACTGATACACCAGCAGCGGGTTGGATTAAACAGTTATATGTAGTCAAGGATAGTTTATACGCTGATTTCACTGTAAATGATGATATATATAAACGAATACAAAATGAAGAGTTTAAGAAAGTATCTATATCCATAGCAGGAGAAGCAGGAAATTATGAAATTGTACATATCGGATTATTAGGAGGAGTTGCGCCAGCTGTTAAAGGAATGGAAAGTATAAAACTTAATGAATTACGTACAAAATTTATATTTAATTTTTGCGTTTTTGATAAAACTAAAATAACAATAGAAAATATAGAGCAAAAAAACAATAAAGATAATATAGATAATAAAAATAATAAAAATAATAAAGACACAAAAGAAAAAAACATTAATAAACACAATTTTAATAACATTTTTATAGGAATTTTAAATATGAACGAAATGCAACAAGAATTTTTAAAAGGACTTTTAGAAATTCTAAACAAATCATTGCCGGAAGGGATGGATGCAGAAGCAATAACTAACTTGCAAAAAGCAATAACAGAGTATTTCACTGCTAACATTTCTAAATTACAAGAGGAAAAGAAAAAAGAAACAGAAGAACCAAAAGAACCAGAAAAAAAAGAAGAAGAAAAAGTTCAATTAAATGAACAACCAGGAAATAATACATCAGAGTTTTCTGCTTTACAAAAAGAATTTAAAGAGGAATTAGCAAAACAGGAACAGAAAATAAAATTATTAGTACAATCAAATGAAGAGTATAAAAAAGAAATACGAATAAAACAATTTAATGAAAAAGCTAAGGAATTAGTAACCAAAGGCATCATAATGCCGGGGCACGAAGCTGAATATATTAAAATTTGTGAATTTGCTTATACTCAAGACGATCCTAAATTTAATTTTACTGAAGTTTTTGACAAATTCATTACAACTGCGTTTTACAAACAAGATGAGAATTTATTTAAAGATTTTAGCGAAGGCAAAGAAAGAAAAAATAAAGCAACAACAAATAAGAGTTTAAATATCCCTGAATGGGCTAGTGCAGACCCTGCAGAAATTGCTCTTACTAAAAAAATAAATGAATATGCAGAAAAGAATAAAACAACATTTGAAGTTGCTTTTGATACATTATCTAAAAAAGGAGAAATATAATTATGTATAAAAACGATTTAGCAATAGTATCCCCAATACTTACAAATATTGCAATAGGTTATAGTAATGCAACATTTGTTGCAAATAGATTATTGCCTGAGGTTCGTGTACAATCTCAAACAGGTAATATAATGAAATGGGGTAAAGATAGTTTCTTAACTTATAATACTTTACGAGCTCCTAGAGGAGACAATAATATTGTTGATCCGTCTTTTGCAACAACAATTGGTTATGTTTGCGATGAACATTCTCTTACAACTCCTTTGGACATTAAACAAGAAATAAATGTTGCAGCGGATCCACAACAACTTAAATTTGCAAATACAAAAAAATTAAGAAATAACTTATTATTATCATTAGAATATGATAAATTGACTTATTTACAAAATACAGATAATTATGGAGCATCAAATAAAACAACTTTACTTGATGATTTTCTTAATGAAGATGCTGTTAATCCTATTTTATATTTAAAAACAAAGATGGACTATCTTGCAAGCAATATGATAGGGTTATTACCTAATTTAATGGTATGTAATTATAAAGTATTAAGTTATATTCTTAATAATCCGAAGACACGTGCATATTTTACTAATAACACACCTGCAGACGTAATCCCAACAAAAGAAAGTGTTGCAAAATTATTAGGTTTAAGTGAAATTATTGTAGCAAATGCAAAATACTCAACTAATAAATCTACATTTCTTGATATTTGGGGCAATAAGATTTTATTATTGTATTCTTCTACTCCTACAGGTACGGAAAGTGCTAGTGAATTTTTACCTAATTTCGGATATACTTTATTATATCAACCTGTTTATGTTGATACATTCCCAAATCCAGGAAATACTATTGAGTACATAAGATGTACAGAAGTTTCAACATACAAAATAACAGGTTCGGATGCTGGTTATTTAATAACTAATCCTATTGATCCAACAGTATATTCTGCATAGGAGAAAATAAGATGAATGATAAAGAATTAAATAAAAATAATAAAGAATTAGATAAGAAAAATGAAACAAGTTATATTGTTACTGAAACTTTTGACTATCAAAAAAAAACATATATAACAGGCTGTAAATTTACACCTGCAGACGAAAAAGAATATAATAAATTAAAAGAATTTTTAATAAAGGAGTAATATAAAATGGGAACTTATCCAAAAATAACACAAAAAATTGTAGGAGCAAATGGGAATTTAGTTGCTGGTGCAGCTTTAACTGCTTTTACATTTGTAAAGGTATCTAATGGGAAGTTAGTAGCTGCGGGAGCAGGTGAAACACCTGTTGGAGTGGTTAAATTAGCTGCCGAAAAAGACGAAAACGTAACTTATTATTTTAAGTCTATTGTTCCTGTTGTTGCTAGTGCTGCTATTGCGGAAGGTGCGAATGTTTCTTGCGCTGCAAGTGGCAAAGCAGTTACAACGGCATCAAGTGCTTTTGTAGTTGGAGTATGCGTTGAAGCTGCAGCTGCTGAAGGTGATCTTGCAATGGTACAATTGTTGATTTAAGAAAAAGAAAAAAAAGGAAGTCTAATTTTCTTATAGACTTCCTAACTTTTTAATTATTTTTTTATATAATATAAAATGGGAACATATACACAATATACAACACTTAATGAAATAACAGAGTACCACGATGATAGAATTTTAAATCAATTAAGTTTTGATACAGGCGATGAAAGCAAAATTGATACAGATGTTATTGAGAGTATAATAAAATCAATGAATAACTTTATTGATGGGTATGTAAAATATAAATATATAACTCCTATTGCGAATGAAAAAATTCCAGATTATTTAAAAGCAATAGCAAGATTTTTGGTTATATATGAGTTACATATAAGACGGCATAATTACGTAACAAACGAAGTTATGAACGTATATAATAGTTATATCAAGCAGTTAGAAAAAATAAAGGATGGAATAGTTTTATTAGATTTAGATTTATTAAATGATTACATAGGAAGTAAATTGTATATTAGTACAAAGCCAGCAGTTTTTACAAATGAGATATTAAACAAGTATTAAGACAATGGAAAAAAGTTTAGTAGAACACACAAAAACATTACTTAAAAATGAATTTCACGATGAATTTTTAATCGATGGGTATCCAGTTTCATTTGAAGATTATGTTTTGCATCATTCAAACGGTGCATTATTAATTAAATGTGTAGGTGAAACTGTACAAATGGCTACTAATTCTACTAATAGTATATATCGTTATCAACAATATGGACTGTATGAAATAAGAATAATAATTCAAATCTTGTTGCAAAAAGTAAAATTAAGAGGCAAAACAGATGTTGAAGCAGTAAGCGATTTAACAACAAGAATAAAGAGGGCATTAAGAACAGTATTAAATAACAAAATATTATATTATGTAGGTTCGTCTGAAGCAAGTTTTGATACTCGTAACCGTTGGTATACTCGAACAGTTGAGTTTGTATTTCCATATATAAAAGATGTGAGGTAATAAGATGGAATTTATATCAGCACTTGCTATTGCAATTGTATCAACAACAAGCTTATTTGTAGGTCTCTTATATAGTTATCTAAGAGTAAAAAAGGAAGTTAAAGAGGAACGTATAAACAAAGAAGAAATAACAAAAGAGTATTATCAAAAATATGTAACTTCTATTGAAAGGATATTTAATCCTCATCAAGAGAAATTAGACAGTGTAGAAAAAAAAGTAAACAACTTAGAAATAGATGTTAATAATCATACTATGCAAATAGGTGAATTAAAAACATCAGATGATAAAATAAATGAACGCATAGATAGTATGCTATTAAATAAAAAAATTGTTACAACAAGGAGTAAATAATGGTTGAGTATATCAAAAAAAATAAATTTTTAAGTGCAAGTATTTTATTAATTTTATCAATAGTATCATTAATAGGGATATATTTAATTGACAGTCCTTTTTTATATACTATTAGCAACATATTTGTACTTATATGTATTTTTATAATTTCTGTATCAGCTGTAACGTATACATCTACTAAATTAAATTTTTTCAAAGTGGGTTTTGATTTTGAAGAATTTAATAATTTATCTAATAAAGCAGAAAAAGATGCGTACGTAGCAATTGAAAAAACAAAATTATTAGGTAAAAATATTATATATGCTGCGTTAATATTAGGTGTAGCAATTATTATAGGTTTCGGTTATTCTTTAATACAATTTAGATTATAATTACAGTAACTATATTATTATATTAGTATTATGAAAAACTTAAAAAACTTGATATGTATTATTCTTATTGTCATTAGCTTTACAAGTGAGTTATTTGCTTTAAATAGTTATACTATTATAGATAGTAATAATATAAGTCTATTAGCTAAACAAATAGCTTTACAAGAGGTAGGAATAAAAGAGATAGGAAATAACAGAGGTGCAAGAATAGATTTATATAATAAAACGGCGGGCGTTGCATTAGGAAGTCCTTACTGTGCATCAGGAATATATTATTGTTTTAATACTGCATCAACAACATTAAACAAAAAGAATATAATAAAACGAACGGCTTCAGCTAATGGCCAGTATGATTATTTAGCAAAAAAAGGAATTAAAGACAAGAAATATAATGTAAAAAATACTTCTTTAATTATTTGGAAATACCCAAATAGTTATTATGGCCATATAGAAACAACATATAAAGTTTTAAGTAATGGGAACATACAAACAATTGGATTTAATACTACACCCGGGAACGTAGGTAATCAAAGGAATGGTGGCGGAGTATATATAAGGATGAGGAACGTAAAACATAAGTTAGGTAGGATGTTAGTAAGAGGAATTATTAATTTTGAGACTAAAACAAATATAGAATGAAATTATTTTATTGTAGTGTTTTATGGATAGTATTATTATGTACTAACTGCAAAACAGTCAAAGTAGAAAAAGAAAAGATTAAACAGACTGATACAACGATTGTTATTAAAGACGTAAAAATTGATAAAGAATTTAATACGATCCCAGAATTAAAATATAATAAAGAATTTGAATTAATAGAGTTTAATTTTGATACTACAATTATTGTAGACAATAATAAAATAATAACATTAAAACAAAAATATAATTTTAAGAAAAATAAATTAAACACAAAAATTAATATAGATATAAAAGATACTAACACGAACGTAAAAACTTATGAAAAAGAGATTATAACAAAAAAGGAAGCTGATAAAGATAACTTTTTTTATAAAGTTGGGAAATATATAACAATAGTATTTATAGTATTGATACTTATAACAATTATATACATATTTTTCATAAAAAAATATATTGATATAAGTAAAATTATTAAGTAAATAGGATATGATTAGAAAAATAGATATAAAAGACAATAAAACAATAGAAACAATAGATATAGTAAAAATAGATGATTTAGATCCTTCTATTTCTCAAAATCTTATTGTTGGTGCTGAAAAAAGGATTGAGATAGAAAATAATATAATTCAAGTAATAGGTCGCAAAGTTATAAAAGCTAGCGATTTAGAATTTTATGGTTACACACCATTACCGGGCAACCAACAAAAGAAATGCAGAATAACATATCAAATAAATAAAGAAAATAACCAGACTATTACAGATTATCATTTGCCGGCAAATAATATAGCACTATCAGGTGTTGATATTTTGGAATTTTTAGTAGACGAAATAACAACAACAGAAGTTGAAAGGTTTACTAATAATGAATTTGAAGCAGAAGTAAGTATTTTCAATCCGGAAGATAGTAGTGCAATTAATGTTTTATTTGCTTCTAATGGTATCCTAGCAAATGAACACGCTACAACGCCGATGATATATCATCGTAGAGAGTGGGTTTACATATTCGATCAAACGGAGTTATTATTTCCAAATGAAACAATGTTAGTAAAAATAAAATATAATTATCATAGTGGGCTGATGATTATTGTAGATGCTAGACAACGTAAAGATGGTATTGTTGATGATCTCAATCCGGATAATTTTGAAAATGAATGGTGGTTAACAGGTAGAACACCGATTTAATAAGATAATAAATAAATAATAATATATTTTTTTGAAGTTAAATAAATTAAATATAGAAATATGGCAGAATTATTAAGTATAAAAAATCAAAGCGACTTCCCTATTAATAAAACAAATGAAGAACATATAGTACTTACTAAAAATGAAGATTTATATATAGAGAAGTTAGAAACAATTTCGGAAGGCATTATAGAAGATGCCGTTCCATTAATTATTGATTATATAAATACGGATCCTGATATTCCTGAATTTACACCGGATACAGAATTAAATTTTAATAATTTCACAGGTGAAGGGACAGAAACAAATCCGTATCAAATTTGGAACGATATAATGTTTAAAAATTTTAGGGATAAAGTAAACGCAGGCGCTGCTGATACAACAGAGACTATATATTTTAAACAAATGAAAGATATAAAAATTACAGTTGCTGACAATGAATACTGGAGACCAGTAGGGTTATATGTAAATAACGCTGTTTATGATGATGGAACAACACAACATAGTTTTACTTATGGGACTAGTAATTGTAATTTACAATATGATGGTAACGAACATAATTTTACATTCAAATTAAATAAATCTATAAATAAAGAATATCTTTTTTATTGTTTTGAATTAGACAAAACTTATACATATAATGATAATTGTTCTTTTCAATTTATAGATCCTAGTAGTATTATTAGTATTTTTAATAATTCTAATATAATTATAAAGAATACAAAGTTTTATAATTGTAATATTGATTTTGTTGAAACAAATGGCTTGTCTAAACTATATTTCTATGGAATAATCAATTCTAAAAGTATAACAAATATGCATTTATATAATCTAAAAGTTAATATGATATTACTAGACACAGTAGGTATTATGCAATTAATATCTTGTAATCAAAATATAGAAAATTGTAATATTGAAAATATTAAGATAAATACTAATGAACCA